TTTTTTGCTGTTGTTAACCTAGCTTTTATTTGTTGTCTTGTTTCAAGATTCTTTTCTTCTTTCAAAAACATGACAGCTTCATTTACACTATTACCGACTTTTGTATTATCTCCATAATAAATTGTATCTGTATTAGGTATTCGTCTAAGAACATCAAAATTAACACATTGCTCAACAAATGATTTTAATACAAGATTATCATCATTTACAACTGAAAGAAATTTATTAGGATATGCATTAACTATTGCATCCAGTAAAATATCTCTTTCATCATTTGTAATAACTTTGTATTCTTTTTTATTCATTCGTTTAACATTATTAATTTCTTTCTTCATAACATCTATAACAAATCCAACTTTATCCCTGTCTCCTAAAAGTTCACTAAACGCAATAGTGGCATTTTTCTTTGCCATTAATTTTGCATGGTCTGCTTTAAGAGTAGCTGAAGAATCAAGAATATAAAAGCGTATTTTTGCAGAATTGTCTATATATTTTATGTCTAAAGCAACTACAGAATAAACAAGGCAATAACGATATAAAATATATTCAGTAATGTTTATTGGTCTGCCAATTTCTTGTCGTATAGAGAAATCTTCTTTAAATCTACGTATACCATTTGGTGTTTTTCCAAGTAAACCTACTTTCCATTTTTCAAATCTAAGAGCTTCTTTATCTGCTTCTTTTTGACCTTTCTTAGCATCAGTTTGAGTATCATATTCAAAACCAACTTCTAATTTTAGACCTCCACCTTTTCCTTCACGATTATGTGAAGGAACTGTAACACTTATATTTAACCAATAGTCTTCAACATATTTTTCAAACAAAACATCTTTGTCTGAAATTCCAAGAATTCTAGGAAGATACATTTTTTCTTCAATTTTATTAAGTCCTCTAAGTATAGAACCATTTTTAGTATATGCACTTCCTATTTTTTCTTTATTATGAATAACCTCTAAATCTAAGTTTTGTCCCAATCTTGCTATTTTTGCAGAATTAGGACGCAAGTGTATTTCAACTGTTTTATTATGTTGTATAATTTTCATTGTATTCTTTTTATTTTCTGTTAATCATTTTGATTAATCTAATTTCCAGAATTATAATTATTTAATATTTACGCTAAATCACATTTTAAAGTAAAGCAATGAGTATTTCTACGAATGCAAATTGATTTACTACACATAAAGTGAATGTGTGAAGCATCTTGTTCAGTACCTAAAGCAATAACTCCTTTATTTCCTGAAAAAGAATATGGAGTATCAGCCATACCTTGAAGAATACCTGTTTTCATGGCACGACCTTCTTGATGATACATTTGAACATTTTTTTGCCCATCATAAACTGACATATCAATGAAATACATTTCATATGAAGTCATTGGCAAACTTGTTTTTGGATGACGAGGTGCTTTATTAGCCCTTGAACCTAAATCAAGAAGTGGTAAATGTTGAACAGTAATTTTGTGTCCATCTTTGTGATGATATTGTGTAAAATATCCACCAAGTGCTAAAGTTGAACCTGAACCAGTAACAAATTTGTCACCAGTATCAGCTATAAAACCCATAGATTTTGCTTCGTCTTTCATAGCATCATCAAATTCTTCAGCACCGCCTGTACCTGTAAATAGACGTACATCCATATTTTCAGTATCACTTGCACCAAACATTACATCTCTTACTACATCTTTAACTTTACGTGCTGTAAGTTTAGAGTAAGTATCATTGTTTGGAATTTGGTCAAGAACACCTGCACCAATAGGAATAACTAAACCTGTTTTTGGGTCTTTGGTAGGAATAGAACCATCTGCTTTTCTGTTATAACGAGAATACCATAGATGTTCTTCGATTGATTGTTTCCACTTAATCATAAACTGCCATTGTTCAAAAGCAATCCATAAGTTAGTTTGTTTTCCACCAACGTTAAATTTACATTCAACAGTCTTTTTAGAAATGTTACCTCCTAATCTCCAAGATTTTCTTAAAAAAGATAATTGATTCTTCATTTTACCCGGAGCAACAAAGTTTGATTCATTACCCATAGAAAGAGATTCAGAAACTGGAGCACCACCGACCATAGCCCATGGAGTACCTGCTGCTAATTCACTTAAAGGACAAGAACTAAATCTTCCATCATACATGAGTTGTAATTCATATTTATAATATAAACCAACTTGTACAGGACGACTAACTATTCTAGCTTGAACATCATTTTGAGATTCAATAATATGGTCAGTTTTTAACCAATTAGATTTAAACGTTACAAAGAAATTTGTATTGTTTAGACCAGGTTTATCTGAACCAGAATATTGAGACTCTATTACAATGTCTGCTTTGTCTAGTTTATTAATTACATCGTATGTGTATTGTACATCCTGAATACCTTTGCTTCCTTCATATCCTTCACTTAGAAAAGATAGTGGAAATTGCTTGTCTTGACGACCCATTAAATGAGTGAGTACAGGGTCTAGTTGGTCAGGCTTCGTAAGAAGCGCATTAACTAAACTATTTTGGTCTGTAAACCCACGCCCATCAAATGTATCGTGATATACTACCTTAGCAGTATTTTCAATGTTTGTAAAAGCCATTGTTTTCTAATTTAATTTTAATTTAAAAAATTTAAGAATAAATCAGCAAAAATTAATTTTTCTTTCTTCCATAAAGGTTGTTTATATTAATTCCTGCTATATCGTTAGAAACTTTTGTTATTGGAAGACTACCCGATACTTTTATTCTTCTTTTAGAATTAAGTAATTTTAGTTCTTTTACTTTATCTTGAGCAACTTCCATTTTAACAAGTTTGTTAATATCAAATTTTAAATAACGTAGTAAAGCTAATTGCATATTTAAAGTTATATTATCTTCTGTTGTTTGAGAAGCATCTATATACTCTTGTGTATGTCCGTATTCATTAACTCCTCTACTTATATAATCATAAAATGCTTCTCTATCATTTGTAGGAATTTTAAGATTACCTACTTGTCCTTTTTCCACTACAGCATTTTTTACATTATCCCAATACATCTTTTCTTCCTGTTCTCTTTGTTGAAGAACTTGTTGATTGTGTGTATCTCTTTGTTGTTGCAACTGTTGTTCTTTAGTTGCTAATAGTTTTTGTGCTGTTACTGCACTATCTCTATCTGTACCTGCTTGTTGTTGATAAGTAAACCATGAATCAGCTTGTTTATCAACTTCTGCTTTTTGTACATTAGTTAAACTATTATAATCATATCTTTCCCTATATTCAGCTAATATAAGGTCACGATATAAAGATTTTAAACTATTTGCATTTTCTTCTGTTTCTTCAGGTATATTAATATTACTATAATCTGTAGGAACATCAAAGAATGAATTTGCATTATACCCTGCAGATAGATGATTTAAAAATGCTTTTGCTTGTGGATAGGCAGCAAATGTTTGCGTTTCCATTTGTTTTGCCTTTAATTCACTAGCATCATTTATCATTTCTACCAGACCTTCATGCGTATTTTCATAGCTTAAATTATTACCATCGACATCAATTAAGTCAAGTCCGTAATTATCTTTAATCAACTCTCTTAAAACAGTTGTATCTTCGGGTGCATTAACTTCAATTTCTTGAGAGCCGTCTTCATTTTGAACAATTTCAAAATCACCTTTTTTATAAACAACCTCGCCCTTCTCATTAATTAAATTACCATCATCGTCAACATTAAACTGTGGGGTTTCTTCTTCTTGTGTATCTTCAACAGTTTCAGTAGTTTGAGTAGTTTCTGTACTTTCTTCAACTTCTGGTTGCTCAGTAATTTCTTTTTTATTTTCAGGCTGTTCTTTTTTCTCTTGAACTTCAATGTCTTCGCCAGTAGAAGTAAAAAGAGCACTCTCAGGATTATTTAAATTTCCTAGAGTTATGTCATCAATGTTCAAATCATTTTCTTTTGACATAATTATATAATTTATTTAGTTAACAATTTATTTATCATAACGATTTTTATTTTCTTTAGCGATAGCTATTTGATTAGCCATTTGTTCTCTTTTAATTTGGTCATTCTTATTTTGAGAAGCTGTCTTTTGTCTTGTAGCATCTTTTTTAGCTAAAGCACTTTCTGTATTAGCTACTGCATTACTTTCTAAATTTATTGTATCTTCTACTAATTCTTCTACGCCTGATTCTTGTGAACTTGTAATTGCAGATTGCATTTTAGCATTTGCTTGTATACGTGCCACTTCTATATCTGTAGCGTTTTTAGAATCTTGTTTTGCTTTTTCTGCTTCTACTTGCATTTGAGCAGTTTGTGCTTGTTGTTCTTGTAGTTGTTGTTGAAATCCTCGTTCTGCTGCTAACCCTTCTTTTACATAACGTTTCATTTTAGACATATTACTTGAATCTAAAACTTCCAACATTGTATCTGGTGTCATACCATTCTGACCCATTGTAAGAATAAGGTTTTCAGCTTTGTCAATTTTCTCTTGCTCAAATATACTATTACGTGCAAATATATTAAATTCACTTTCCATAAAATCAACAATCTCATCTCCTGCAACTTCAAACCATGCTGTCTTTTCATCAGAATTAACATAAGCAGCTTTTTTACCATCACTATATGCAATTTTACTAACATCTAATAAACCTTTATAATCCTGTTCTAAAAATTTATCAAATTGAAAATACATAGGAGCGGTTAATATAGCACTTCTAAATATAGCTTGTTCTGTATTACCTTTTCCGTCACTAGCGTAAGTGTCTCCATATCTCTGTCTATTCATTCCTATTAAATCCCAACACTCTTGTTTAATAGCTAATAAA